GCGATCATTGGAAAAAACTTTGTATGACAGTAGAGTTTTTAAAGAAGTTTACTGGGTTTGATACAGTAGTTAAATTACATCCTTCTATGAAATTAAGAGGTAAACAAAAAGATATTGTAGACGGATGGATTCAATATGGCATAACAGTGATAGATGGATTTATTAGTATTCACGATATATTACCTAAGACTTATGTAGCTATTGTAGATAATAGCACAGCAGGTATAGAATGTTTAATGCATGAAGTTCCTGTTATATCACATGGCTGGCCAGAATATCATTGGGTTACAGCTAAAGCCCAAACATTACCCCATATGGAATCATTACTTAGAAACCTAAAATGGCACGATAAAGAATTAGCTAAGAAATTTGTTTATTGGTATATAAACCACTATCTTTGTACAGATATAAATAGTACAGTGAAAAGATTAGCACAACTTATATAATGGATCAATTGAAAATCACTAAGAAGAACGAATCGTTCTTATACATCGAAACTGACCCTGGAATAGAAATGGAACTAACAGAACATTTCTGCTTCTTTGTGCCTGGTTATAAGTTTATGCCAGCATATAAGAATAAATTTTGGGATGGAAAAATACGCCTATTTGATACGCGTAAAAAAACTTTATATGTTGGTTTATATAAGTACCTGAAACAATTTTGCTTAGAACGCGAATACGAAGTCCTAACCAATGATTCCGCACAGTATGGTAGCGTAGAGCCAGAAAAATTACCATTAGATTTTGGTCGCGCGCCGGTATTAACAGCAAACCAAATACCTATTACCCCAAGAGATTATCAATTAGAAGCATTAGAACATGCATTACAAAACGAAAAAAGTTTATTATTATCACCAACTGCTTCTGGTAAATCTCTTATCATATATCTTGCTATGCGATGGTATATAGAAAATGATCCAAGCATGAAAATTTTAATTGTTGTTCCTACTATATCTTTAGTTGAACAAATGTATTCTGACTTTGATGATTATAGTTCTACTGATGAATGGTTCCATGCAGATGAATGGTGTAGAAAGATACACGGTGGAACAGAGAAAGGTCCAATATTTGAAAGATGTGTTATATCTACATGGCAATCCATATACAAAAAACCAGCTAATTGGTTCCAGCATTTTGGTATGGTTATAGGTGACGAAGCACATCAGTTTAAAGCTAAGTCATTAACTGCTATAATGGAAAAATGTACAGAAGCTAAATATAGAATTGGAACAACAGGTACATTAGACGGGACACAAACACATCAGTTAGTATTAGAAGGTTTATTTGGACCAGTACATAAAGTCACAACTACAAAAGATCTTATCGATTCAGACCAATTAGCTAAGTTAGATATTAAAATGTTATTACTAAAATACAAAGAAGAACATTGTAAAGAAATATCTAAATTAAAATATCAGGATGAAATAGACTTTATTGTTAGATATACACCACGAAATAATTTTATATCTAACCTTGCTATAGACCAAGAAGGTAATACTTTAATCCTGTTTAATTACGTTGAAAAGCATGGAAAGCCTTTACATAATATATTAAAAGAAAAGTTAAAAGGTAAAAAAAGAAGATTATTTTATGTGTCGGGCGAGACGGACGTGGACACGCGCGAGAGCGTGCGAACCATTACAGAGAAAGAAGATAACGCAATTATTGTAGCTTCTTTGGGTACGTTCTCTACAGGCATAAATATAAGAAACTTACATAATTTAATATTTGCTTCGCCCTCTAAGAGTCAGATAAGAGTTTTACAATCGATTGGAAGAGGGCTTAGAAAATCAAATAGAGATACTCAGGTATTCGATATAGCAGATGATCTACACTGGAAAGCAAAAAAGAATTATACGCTCGGGCACGCGGCCGAAAGAATTAAAATATATTCAAAAGAAAAATTTGATTACGAACTATTCGAGATAAATATATAACATGGAAGATTTAAACATAAGACACTTTAAACTTTTAAATGGCGAAGATATTGTAGCTGCAGTATCATCTAAAAATAAAGATAGCTGGTTATTAGAAAGACCAGTAATTGTACAAAATAATATTCTTGGTGGATTTTCATTTGCACCTTGGTTTCCTTTTTCTAAAACTAAAGTTTTTAAAGTATACTTTTCTAATGTAATAAACAGCACTGGTATCGACGCCGATGTAAAAGAATCGTATATTAATTTTGTATTAGATATGAAACAACAAATGAATAAGATCGATAAAGGCAACCAACAAATGCTCGCTGAGATGGAAGCCGACATCGAAGATAGAATGGAGCAGATGTTTGAAGAGGGTGGATTAATTAAGAAGAAAAGAACACTTCATTAGTGTACCTCTATTCCCTGGGAATGTATTAATATTATATCATATAAAATGCGATTTGTAAACCCCCTAAATGAAAATAATTTAAAAAAATTAGGGGATTTACTTTTTAACAAAACTATGGTATAATAGTACATTAATGCTTAAATTATGGAGATAAACAATGGCAGCAAAAAAGAATAAAGCTCATTATATAAACAATAAAGAGTTTTCACTAGCAGTTGTGGAGTATGTTAAAACCGCAACCGCTGCAAAAGAAAAGAATAAGCCAGTACCAGTCGTGACAGATTACATTGCAAGATGTTTTATTAAAATTGCAGAAGGTCTTTCTCATAGACCAAATTTTGTTAGGTACACTTATAGAGAAGAAATGGTTATGGATGCAGTCGAAAATTGTCTAAGAGCTATAAACAATTACAATATTGATACAGCTACTAGGACAGGAAACCCAAATGCATTTTCTTACTTTACCCAAATATGTTTTTACGCTTTTATCAGAAGGATAACAAAAGAAAAGAAACAACAAGAGATTAAATTTAAATTTATCGAAAAGATGGGTATAGAGGATTTTATAGATATGGGTATGGAAGGAACTGTAGCACAAGAAACTATGAACTACGTAGATACCTTAAAACAAAGAATCGGCCAAGTCAGAAAGAAAGATGAAGCTATAAAAGATTTTGCTAAAAAAGAAAAGAAAGAAAAGAAACTAGAACTTTTCATGGGGTAAGCTTATGAAAGTAGCGATATTAAATGATACGCATTGCGGCGTACGAAATTCAAGCGATATATTTTTAAAGTACCAGGAAAGATTTTATGAAGAAATATTCTTTCCTTATTTAAAAGAAAATAATATTAAACACATATTACATTTAGGTGACTATTATGAACACAGAAAATTCGTCAACTTTAAAGCTCTCAATGCTAATCGGAAGCATTTTCTTGAGCCTCTTCGTGATTCAGGTATTACCATGGATATTATACCCGGAAACCATGACGTCTATTTTAAAAACACAAATGAGTTGTGTAGCCTCAAAGAACTGCTCGGTTATTTTACCAGTAATGTAAACATTATAATGAAACCAACCGTATTAGATTACGATGGTTTAGGAGTAGCAGTTATACCTTGGATTAATAATTCTAACTATGAAGAATATACAAAGTGGGCTATGCAATGCAAAGCACCTATACTCGGCGCACATTTAGAATTAAAAGGTTTTGATATGATGGCAGGTATGCCAAACCCACACGGTATGAGTGCCGATGTATTTAAAAGATTTGAAATGGTATTATCTGGACATTTCCATACTAAGTCATCACAAGAGAATGTACACTATTTAGGTTCACAAATGGAATTTACCTGGGCAGATGTAGATGACCCAAAATATTTTCATGTGTTAGATACCGAGACAAGAGAAATAGAACAAGTAAGAAATCCAATTACTATTTTTAAAAAGATAGTATACGATGATAGTAAAACTAACTATGATGATATAGATGTTAGCCAATATGAAAAGCATTTCCTTAAATTAATAGTTTTAAAGAAAGACGATTTATATATGTTTGATAAGTTCATAGATAGATTACAGAGCATAGAAACATACGAATTAAAGATTGCAGAATCTTTTGAAGAGTATCTGGGAGAAAGCGTAGAAGACGAGAAAATATCCCTAGAAGATACAACCCAACTTCTAGATTCCTATGTTGATGCAGTAGAAACAGATCTTGATAAAGATCACATTAAGGTAGAGTTGCGTAAGTTATATACTGAAGCACAAAACCTAGAGGTAGTATAATGGAAGCAATAATACTGTTACCAATCATGTGGATTGTTATGGCGGCAATCTTTTTACTATTAACTAAATCACATGCAGGTACAAAAGGAATCCCGAAAGACGGGGAACAATCAGACACTAGGAAAGATTATATAGTATGATACATTTTAAATCATGTAAGTGGCAGAATTTTCTGTCCACGGGTAACGACCCGATTGAAATATTATTAGACAAATCACCAACAACATTAATCGTAGGACAAAACGGAGCAGGTAAATCTACTTTATTAGATGCATTATCTTTTGCTTTGTTTAATAAACCACACAGAGATATAAACAAAAACCAATTAATCAATAGTATTAATGGAAAGAAAACTTTAGTCGAAGTTGAGTTTAAAATTGGTAACCAGGATTTTAAAATTGTTCGTGGTATTAAACCAGCAAGATTTGAAATCTGGCAAAATGGTAATATGATTAACCAAGCATCGAATGCAAGAGATTACCAAAAGTTCTTAGAACAAAATATATTAAAACTAAACCACAAATCATTTCACCAAGTAGTTGTATTAGGTTCTAGTTCTTTTATTCCTTTTATGCAATTACCAGCTTGGTCCCGTAGATCAGTTATAGAAGATTTATTAGATATTAATATCTTTTCTAAGATGAATACATTATTAAAAGAACGTAACTCCAAAATAAAAGACGAGTTAGTTGATATTAACCATAGGATAGAATTACTTAAAACAAAGATAACAGGACAAAATAAGTACATTAAAGATTTACAATCCTTAAATCAAGACCAGATAGAAAAGAAACAAGATTCAATTAATATCCATAAAACAGAGATAAAAGAAACATTCGAAGAAAGTAAAAAGCTCGGCAAGAATTTAGAGACATTACTAAAAGAGGAGGATAAACGGTATAAAACTAACAACGATGAAATGTCTAATCTTAGGTCCCATGACCTCCAGCATACGCAGAAAATAAAAGACCTAGTAGGTCAAGCAAGATTCTACGAAGACAATGACCAATGCCCAACCTGCGAACAAGATATAGGGCAAGAGTTAAAAGATAGAAAGATAGAAGATATAAAGAAATCTGCTGCAGATATACAGCAAGAAAAGATATTACTAACTAAACAGATAGATGATACCCAGGCAGATCTAAGAGATGTACAAAATAAAATTAATCAGCTAAGACAAAAACAAACAAAGATTAATGCTAATAATGAAAAGATAACTGTACTACAAAAAGAAATAGATCGTATACAAAAAGAGATTAATCAATTATCCAGCGCCACCGGCGATGTTTCTAAAGCTAAAAAAGAACTAAATACAGCTAGAAAGTCAAGAGAAGATTTAACAGAAAAGAAATTAGAGTATGTAGAAGAAAGAACTTATAATGAAGTTATAGGCGAAATGCTAAAAGATACAGGTATTAAAACCAAAGTTATAAAACAATATTTGCCTGTTATGAATAGGTTAATTAACCAATATCTACAGATACTAGACTTCTTCGTGGCATTCCACTTAGATGAAAACTTTAATGAAACAATTAGATCTAGACATAGAGATAGTTTTAATTATAGTTCTTTTTCTGAAGGTGAGAAACAAAGAATAGATTTAAGTTTACTATTTACTTGGAGACAAATAGCTAAATTAAAGAACAGCGCAGCTACCAACCTATTGGTCCTCGATGAAACATTCGATAGTTCATTGGACCACGATGGAATAGAAAGCTTAACTAAAATATTATCTACATTAGAAGACGGAACAAACGTGTTTATTATATCCCATAAAGGTGATATACTGGAGAACAAGTTCAGATCTAAGATAGAATTCTTTAAACAGAAGAATTTTAGCAAAATAAAGTAAAGTTTCGTCACGATTACGTGAATTTTTCAAAATAAATGCAAAAAAAGGTTTACATCACCTTTGAAATACGGTACAATACACAGTATATATTAAAAAAATAAGGAGTTTTAATGTTACAATCATCTATATTACCAAAGCTACTAGCTAAAGAAGATATTACTATTAGACATGGTAACTATCATACTGCCTGGTTCGATGTTAAGAATAGAGTCTTAGGATTACCTAATTGGAAAGATATGGGTAAAGATGTTTATGACCTATTATGTGGTCACGAAGTTGGTCACGCATTATTTACTCCTGAGTCTGGATGGCACGATAGCCCAGAAAAATTAAAAGGCGCTCCTAGATCCTATTTAAATGTTATCGAAGATGCTAGAATAGAAAGAGATATTAGATCCACATATCCAGGTCTCGTTGGTCCTATGCAAAGAGGATATAAAGAATTACTTAAAAGAGATTTCTTTGGTGACATTCATAATATAGATTATGATGAATTAAAACTAATTGATAAAATTAATCTTAAAACTAAACTAGGTTCTATGATTGATGTACCATTTAACCCAGAAGAAAAAGTATTTTTAGATAGAGCTTTTACTAATCAAACCTGGGATGATGTGGTTCAGTTAGCAAAAGACATTCTAAAATACACTCAAGAAAATCAGGAAGACCTGCTTAAACCTCAAGAGCTTCCTGAAAAGTTACAAGACATTTTGGACACAATAGAAGATTTAGAAAACCTAAAAGAAAACCTAGATGATACACCATTGCCACAAGGGCATGATGATTATCCTGCAGATGAAGAAGATTCTGAAGAATCAGACGAAAGTTCAAGCTCCACGGATGAGACAGAGAGCTCAAGCCAAGAAGATGTCGAATCGTCTGACTCAGAAGATCCTGCTAAAACCATCGAAGATCAAATTGAAGAATTAGAAGATACGTATAAAAAGCTTGCAGCTCAGCCAGAGTATACGCCCGATGTAGATGTTTCAGAAACAGACGAAGCATTTAGAGAAAACGAAAAAGACTTAGTAGATGATGGAGAACAGGGCCAAGGCGTTACTATCTATAACGAGCTCAGACCTTTCCATATTAAAAACGCTGTTATTGGTTATGACCAACTTAAGAAAGAAAGATTAGTAAAAGGTCAAACATACCAGGTCGAGCCAAAAGATCCTAAGTCCGACGCAGATTTTAAAAAATATGTTAAAGATACTAAAAGATCTGTTAACTTCGCAGTTAAAGAATTCGAGCAAAGAAAAGCTGCTTACAGATATACAAGAGCAACTACTGCTAAAACAGGTAAATTAGATGTTAACAAACTTTGGTCTTACAAAACATCAGAAGATATATTTTCTACAATGACAACATTGGCTGATGCAAAAAACCACGGTATGGTAATGCTCATAGATTATTCTGGTTCTATGTCATACTCTATGCCTTACGTAATGGATCAGCTTTTGCATATGGTTCACTTCTGCAAAGCAATCAATATACCATTCGACGTATATGGTTTCACTACAAGCAATCCTAAATTTAGTTATGACAACCCAGAATATAAAGATCAGCTACAAGATGGCGATATGGATATGCACAATCTTTCTATGCCTTTGGTTTGTTCTTCATCATTTAACAAATCCGATTTCATAGATTGGATCTATCATATGTGGGGCAGAACATTTAATGATTATTGGAACGAAAGAGCACCACTTGCTAGATCAGAAGATTATGGTTCAACACCACTTAATCAAGCAATAATAGTTTCCCACAAATTAGTCCAAGAATTTAAGCGTAAGCACGGGGTCGAAAAAATGAACTTTGTTACTTTCACAGACGGCGATGCTAACTCTACAAACACCGTAGAATTTAAAGGATTAGAAGATAAAAAGATTGGTGGAAGATATGGCAGCTACGGAAGACAAAGAATTGCTATTATAAACAAAAAGAAAGTCCAATTAGATAAGTATAATATGACTGCATCTTTACTAGAAAATATGTCTAAGTCTTTAGGCGTTAAGACAATGGGTTTCTTTATGGCAGATGATAACTCCCACTTCAGAAGCAGAATTGGCAGATTATCCCACTACTGCGAAACAGATGGGTATGATTCAGATTTTAGAAAAGCATGCGCAAAAGAATACAAAAAGAATAAGTGCGTACACAAACAAAATGCTTTTGGTTATGATAACTACTATCTTCTAAAAGGTGGCAAACAACTATCTGCACAAGATGGTGAATTCGAAGAAGCAGTAACCAAAGATATGTCAGATGCACAAATCAGAACAGCATTCAAAAAGTTTAGCAAAGGCAAAAAAACTAACAAAGTCTTAATGACATCAATAGGACAAGCAGTTGCTTAATAATCAAACGTCACAATTTCGTGAACTTTGCAAATTAGGGGTTTACATCCCCTCAAAAATACGGTATAATGGTACCTATATTTCAAAAAGATAAGGAGTCTATATAATGAAAGAAATGAGAATATCAACACAAAGGATCTTAGAAGAAATCTCTAATAAGTTCCCAGGCCAAGTGCACTTCCGCAGGGCCATAATCGAAGACGTGGCAAAGTCCATGGGTTTCACAGCTAAGGATTTTTATCCTTTACTTCAACCAACAAACAGAGTCAAGATCGGTACTTACGATCTCGAAGCTTTCTTACCCGAAGCAGCTCCAGCATCTGCACCAGTTATGGATCAGGTCCCAGCTACTGCGGCTCAAATGCAATCCATTGTTAGCGATGAAAGATCTTACGCTTCAGTAGATCCTACATTCGTTCCATGGGGTTCTTTTAAAGACATTACAAAGATTATTAAATCTGAAATGTTTTATCCTACATTTATTTCTGGTCTATCTGGAAATGGTAAAACATTTATGGTCGAACAAGCATGTGCTAAAGTTGGCAAAGAGTTTATCAGAGTTCAAATTAACCCTGAAACCGACGAAGATGATTTACTTGGTGGATTTAGATTGATTAACGGCGAAACAGTTTTCGCTAAAGGTCCAGTTCTAAAAGCTATGGAAAATGGCGCAATACTTTTACTCGATGAAATCGATAGAGCTACTAACAAGATTATGTGTCTTCAAGGTATCTTAGAAGGTAAGCCAGTCCTAGTTAAAAAGACTGGTGAAACAATTTCACCTGCTAAAGGTTTCAACGTATTCGCAACAGCGAACACTAAAGGTAAAGGTTCAGAAGATGGCCGCTTCACCGCAGCTTCTATCTTAGATGATGCTTTCTTAGAAAGATTTACTATCTCAGTTTCTCAGCAATTTCCATCCGTAGCTATAGAAAAGAAAATTCTTAAAAAGCATATGGATAAATTCGATACTCAAGACGATGAGTTTGTACAAAAGCTCGTTACTTGGGCAGATATAATTAGAAAAACATTTTACGATGATGGAGTAGATGAAGTTATATCTACAAGAAGGCTTTGCCACATTGTTCAAACTTTCTCTATCTTTAAAGATAAAATGAAATCAATCGATCTATGTACTGATAGGTTCGATGAAGATACTAAACTAGCTTTCCTAGATCTTTACACTAAGGTCGATTCGGGGGCACAATTAGATTATGGTCAACCTGAAGTAGAAGACTTTGACCATCAAACAGAAGAGGATTATTAATGGCAAAAAAGGTACCATATAAATTTAACGAAGGAGCTCTCATCGAAGAGCTCCAAACTTATATAGATTCGACCTATGATGGGCATTACTCTAAGAACAAATTTCAATCCACAGAATTTATATCTGACTGCGGTCATGGTATAGGTTTTGCTATTGGAAACATTCTTAAATATGCACAGAGATACGGTCGTAAAGGTCATAGGACTGATCATAGGAAAGATCTTATGAAAGTATTACATTACGCAATTATCGCGCTTAGCGAACACGACAAGGATATAAAATTATGAAAAAGATACCACCAATTTGGTCATCAAGTTCTAAATGGTTTATTCCATTCCATATATGTATGATGATATTAGTATTTTTAACGCTAATGACATTTTCAATGTATGCAAAAAGCTCTGATGCAAATGGAGATAGATATTGCTTAGCACAAAACATTTATTTTGAAGCTGCTAATCAACCAAAAGCAGGCAGAATGGCAGTTGCACACGTAGTTCTTAATAGAGTTAATGATGGACAATTTCCAAATACAGTTTGCGATGTAGTTTATCAAGCTAAGTGGGGAACAAACTGGAAAGGCAATCCTTATCCACTTAGAAACAAATGCCAATTTAGTTGGTTCTGCGATGGTAAATCTGACGAACCTACAGATTCAGTTACTTGGATGGAGTCCATTAAGTTAGCTGGATTTATACTAAACGATTATTATCCCGATATTACTGAGGGAGCTTTATGGTATCATGCCAATTCGGTCGATCCTTATTGGAATGATTTCTTAACATCAACCGTGATTATTAATGACCACATATTTTACAAATAGGGATTTACTTTCGTCACAAACTATGGTATAATGGTACCATTAAATAAAAACAGGAATATATTATGCAATTATCCAATGACACAGTAGATGTCTTAAAAAACTTTTCTACTATCAATCCAAATCTGGTTATAGAACCAGGACAAAAACTTAAAACCATATCTGAGTCTAAAACAGTTATGGCTTCAGCAGAAATCGTAGAAGACTTTCCCGAGCAAGTTGGGATATATGATCTAAACGAATTCTTATCTGTATTAAATTTAATTGAAAGCCCAGATCTAGATTTCAATGGTCAATATTTAAATGTTAGCGGCGGTTCACAGTTTGCACAGCAAGTTAGATACTACTATGCTAATACTGAAATACTAACCACGCCAAGTAAAGATATAGATATGCCAGAAATAAATGTTGCTTTTACTTTATCAGAAGATATACTAAACAAATTAAAGCAAGCATCAGCGGTTCTAGGCCATAATGATTTATCCTTTGTTGGTAAAGATGGTTCAATCGAAGCTGCTATATTTGACCAAAAAGATAATACAAGCAATACTTTTATGCTGAATGTAGAATCAGGTAATTCAATTACTAGCGAATTTAACTTCGACTTTAATATTGGTAATTT